GATTTCATAAACGTCAGATACTTGTAAACTAACTGGAACACCAGGAGTTTTTAGTTTATTGAGTGGAAAAGAACCACCAATACTCGAAAAGTCATAATGTGTTACACCAATACTAGGGAACACATAACCACCAGTAATAGCGGTAACGGTACCAGTATTGGCGATATTCAATGCATCAACATCATCTAAAGTGTAAGGAACTCTTTCGTGCAAATAATCGTTTGCTGGAAATAAAGACTTTGTTCTGATTGCACCGTTTGTACCATCTTCAGCTTGATTAACTTTTGTTTTAACGATAAAATCGCAACGAACAGCAGCAGTATTCAAGTCAACTTGAATTGTTGTATTGTCAACAGCAGTAACTGTGAATAAGTTATTTGCTAATGATAAAATGGTATTTGCAGCAATACCTGATGCTGCATTTGTTGAAGATGTGTCGGAACGCACCAAACAAACAATGTTTTCGAGAATAGCAGTATCACCTAAGACACCACCTGATCCAGCAAAAGCAAACGTATCTGTACCAACAGTGGAGAGTGTAATTACACCGCCGCCGTCTGATAACTTGTTTGCATAAACTTTATTCGCAAAGAAATCAAAATTTGTAATTGTTCCTTCTTTTAAAGCTTCAAAAGGAATTGCAAACAACAAACTGTCTCTATTTTTTTCTGTGATATAAGCATCACCTGATGAATCTCTTGACTCAACGTTAACATCACCACCCCAAAGTAATGCGCCACCAGAACGAATCACTAAAGATTCTGCACCGGAGAAACCAGATTCAATTGTGAAGGCATTTGAAGATGGAGTAAATGATAAATTGGATTCTAATCTAATAAAATTTGAACCAGAAGATTCAATTCTAATTGGTGCCAAATCGGCGCCAGCACCATCAGTAATGTGAAAATACATTCCTTGATATGAGTTTGCTTGTAATGTCGTACACCATGCGGCCGGCAATATGACGTTTGCAGATGCATTACCAGAAGAAGCAAGGTTACCAATGATTGGTGTTGTGTTAGCTTCAAAAACATTCAATCTATGTGTATGTGATGAACCTAATGTTGTTGTGGTTGCACCATTATACTTCATGTTATTGACACGAATTGTACCAATTTTTGTAGAATTATAATATGCTGTACCTTGTTTATCAATATATTGTTTAGGTACACAGTGAATATCTAATGTTGGGAATGTAGTAATGTCCAAGTTTGTTGTACCTTGAACATTCTCAACAATAACATAACTTGAATAATTTGTAGGAATGTCATAATCTGCAACATTAGCAGTCGCACGACCACGATATACACCAATCTTAGTTGGTGCAATTGTTTGGAATTCATGTCCAGCAACATAAGCTTTACCTGGATCCAAAATTACACTGAAGTAATTTGGGTCAGCATAGTTGTTGTTGGCACGATTTGCATATTCTTCTTCCAACGTTAAAACGAATGGGTCAACTGTGTAGTTACCAGATTCATCAAACGTTCTTCTAGCCAAAGTTTTTTCAATTTCACTGTAAATTGGAAATGCAACTTCTTTAGTTTTAACACCATCAACGACACGAATAACCTCAAAAAATGCGGATTCGTCTGCTGAATCTAGTGTACGTTTTGATAGTCGTGTGATGAGTTTTGAACGTGTGGCACCAGGCGCTTGATAGTTAAATGATCCTTGGGCTGGATCCAACAATGAAGCATCATCAATCTCATCATAAATTTCTTGGTCAAATTCGATACCAATCTTATATGATGGCAATACGTTAATTGTTGATGTGTCGTAACCTAAACGATAGAATGTTTCAAGCACTAAAAATTCAGGTAATACTTTTACAAATTGACCTTTGAAGTAATATACGCCTTCTTGTATGCTGGCAACATATGAACGACCAACAGCACTTGTTGCGCTTGCTTGAGCAAAAATGTTTTGGCCAGAAATTTTCATTTCGTCAGCTTCAACAAATTTTTCACCACTCAAATACTTAACGACCAAGATAGGATTTGTTGTGGTATTATCAATTGCAATAACTTTAGCACGAACAATTTTAGTTGTGTTGTAACCAATAATTGTTTTGTTTAACCAGTTCTCCAATACAACATCTTCACCATTATATTGTGTATCCAACTGAATGTAGTATGCTCGGTCATCAAGTGAGATTTTACCACCAATGATTGGACTACCACTCTTAAAGATGTGATTACCAAACTTTTCAATTTGGTTTGCGAGGATGGTTTGTGCTTGAGTTAATTCTCTGGCTTGGACTGCATATCCAGGTCGGAATAAGACACGCATGAAGTTCTTATCTTCATCGAAGTCATCGAAATATGGGTCGTAGTTGAAAAGAGTTGTCATGTATTCCTCGTTAGAAACTCAATATAAATTTAATTCGGTCCGTTTGGTCAGGATCCCTAGTCAAAGGTTGCTGATTGATAATCATTAATGTTTTACCAGAATATAAATTCAATTCCGGATCTGCTTTTGAAACACCAACTCGAATCGCACCACTTAGGTTACCTTTGATGGTTACGTTTGGTTGAAATGTTCCCAATGTGTTATTTAAGAATAAGTTATTTGTGAGTTCATCAAACGAAATAACTTGTGCTGAAAATGTTGAGTTATCTATTGAATCGCCTTGATAGACATACTCATCATTATTGAAATCACCAATACCTGGAGACACATTAATCTTTGTGTATACATTATATAGTTGTGCAGAAGCCAAGGTTGATGTTCCAAAAACGTATGGATTTTTAATCAATGATATTTGTCTGAATTCATTTTCTGCTGGAAAATCACCAGACTCGCTGCCGTCAAAATCAACATTCAACATAATTGTGTTGGCTGAAAGTTCTTCCACTGGATCATAACCATGTCCATTTTGTGGTGCAAGTGAAATAATAGCAGCTGCAGCAGAACCATTACCACCCGTAATATCCGTAAATATTACATTAGCTTTTGTATAGTTTAAACCACGACTCTGTACAATTACGTTTTGAATTCGTCCATTTGATACATTGGCTTTCAATACTGCACCAGTACCATCACCATCAACTGTTATAATTGATTGTGTTGAACCATCGACATAATTATTACCACTATTTGTAACTTTCACAATATCAATACTACGATTTAAAGCAGCAGCACGTACAAATTTATTATAGGTAACCGGCATCCAATCAGAAGTTAAAAATCTTTCCTTTTGAGAGGTGTTTAAAGTGTACATATACTTCCACTTATATCCGTCAGTAGTTTGGAAATATGGTTCTTCCAATGATGTGGAAGATAGAAATAGTTGCGGCTCATCGGTGGAATTTGCACCACCATTATTATCCAAACACTTAAAAATTTGGTCTTTACTATTTAAAACATAGTAGTTTGCGTTGCCAGAATCATATGTGTAATAACTGGTATTTGCAGTCCAGTTCCTTCTCGTAACAACATATGAGATATCATTCAATGACATTCTTTTTGCAACAATAGCATTATCCCAGCACTGTACAAATGATGGTATACTTTCTGTCGGTGTGGGAACAACTTCCGCTCCTGCGTTCCATGGAATTTGTTTACCAAGCATTGCAAAGATATAAGCCTTCTTAGATTGTGGCAAATAATCGTTTGCACCAATATCAAATAGAAAGGTGAAATCTTGAGCTAACTCGGTTGAGAAGTTTTTAGTAATTATTGAAGACATGTCTTTATTTATTCAAGTTTTTGGTGATATGTTACCACAAAGGTCGAATTTGTTGTAAAATTGGTGCTAACTAAAATGGTGTTGGCATTTACAAAAGTAACTTGTTTTGTGTCATTAAACAACAAACTGATATTTGCTGTGTTGTTGGAAATACCAAAATTCGTATAGGTATAAATTGTGTTTGCGTTTATGACTTCGGTTACAGTTGATGTGTTTCCTGTAGATAACTTGATAACATCATTTGCTTGAACATCATTAATGAAGTTTGTTGATGTACCCACAATAACATTAGAAGATACACCAATATTAACCGTACCACTAATTCTACGTTCAACATTTCTCAATGTAACATAATCACCAACAGAAATGATGGATGATAGATTTGGTGATGCACCTGTAGCAACCATTCTATTCGAACCATTTGAAATATTGAATGTATTGCCTAAAGTTGTTACGGAAATTATTTTTATTGTGCTGTTTGTTCTTGCCGCATTTGCTTCATTGGCACTAACTCTATTCACAAAAGTTTTTGTTCCAACAGGATGCACAACATCATTTAAAGCCTTCTTAAACTTAACATAATCATTTTCGGTATTAATAACATATGAAAAATTATGATACTTCTTAGAATCTTGTAGTCTCTTGTCTGCACTTAATTGACCATCTTCATTCAAGTAAATACCAGGATAACGAATCAGACCATTCTCAAAACCAGCCGTGGCTTTAGCTTTTCCATCACCATAATACGATACTGTCACAACATTTGCAGAAACTGTATTGTCGTTTGATATAATTTGTGAAGCAACGTTAAATGAACCACGATAATTATAAATTCTCATGTGGTTATTTGATGAAACGTATCTATCAACAAATGCTGTCCAAGTTGTATTTGTATTAGATGTACCTTGATAAATTTTAGTGTTAGCAACAAAAATTTGACCTTCGGTAACATTTGATACAATTAAGTCAGCATTACGTAGTGAAATTTGTGGTGCAGAAATATAATCATAACCATAACTGATAACACGTAATGAAGAAATTGATCCAATTCTAGTTGTTGACAGTTCAAGTTCTTCACCATCACCAAGAATCTCTCTGGCAATTAATGAAGCTCCTGTTCCATTAGCTGTGTTGATTGTAATTAATGGTAAATGTGCAGCATCATAACCTTCACCACCACGAATATTTTCTGGTGCGTAACTGATTGTTAAGTTTGCTCTGAAACCTGAACCTGAACCAGTATTTGAGGTGAAAGGATTTAATGTTGTCGTTGGACTTGTGATGTATTTACCGGAATTAGAAACGTTAACTGAAGTAACATTGCCACTACCATTAACAGCCAGCACAGTCAATACAGCAGAAGTTCCAGTTCCACCAGTTGCAGTGAATGTATTACCAACACCGTATCCTGTTCCTGCGGTAGAAATTGTTACACCAGTCAGTGCGCCAACACTTTTCTCATTAAACTCCACAACTTTAACACCGTTGTTTGCAGCATGTACTTGAGTGATTTGAGCATTAGCACCAAGACCACGGCCACCAGTAGATGTGAATACCAAATATTCACCTACGTTATAATTTTGGCCGCCATTGAGAACCTCAATACGTCCCAGAGAACCCAAAGCATCAAGATTTTTTCTCAATAGTTTATACACCATCAAGTTGTCAATGTTGTTTTCAAATGGAATATCTAAGGTGATAGTTTCACTAGTTACTTCAGCAACTGTTCTGATTTCTTCATAACGATTCTTTACGAACAATTTAACCTTCTCACCAACTTCAAATGTGTCTGTTAAATCTTGTGAAGAATCTCTTAGTATGCGACTACCTTTAACGGCAGTACAAGATGTGATTACCAATAAATCATCACTATCTTCCAAATACATACTGTAAATATCTACCTCTGGT